CTCTCCTGCCGCACCGGGAATGTTCGACCATGCCGCTAAAACTTGAGCGATCCCTTCCAAAACCCCCGATATAAATAATTCGTTCGCAGCCTTAACTGCTAAAAACCCATTTTTTAAAGTCAACCATAAAACCTCAAACGTGCTTGTAATCGTATCCGCAATAGGCTTAAATTTAAGCATTAATACCAAAAGCGCACCGACAAGAATAAGAACACCTGCTAGAATCGGATTCGCTGCAACAAGACCAATGAATGAAGCCCCCAAACTCATTACATTTGCCACCAACTGAACGATCTTGCCTATCAAAGAAGTTGTCAATCCACCCAGCAAAGTAAATATTGCCCCCATAAATATCATTTGACTTATTGCATTACGAGTTGCCTCTGGAATTTGCTGAAAACGATTCCATAGCTCAATTAAAATATTTGTGAACCTTTCGACCACAGGCAATACTGCTGTCGCTATTTGACGCTGAAAGGCTTGTGCAACGCTATCTAACCTTTTAAATTGTTCTGAAACTTCAAGCGATGTCTTAGATGTATTCTTTAAGGCAAGAATAAATGGAGCGAGAACACCTCCGGAAAAAAACGTCATCGTGTTACCGACCTGAGAAATATCTCGTCCGACATTCTTAAAAGTACGAGATAAATCTTCTACGTTCCTCGCTACCTTTTTAAGTCCTTCAGAGGCCCGGTCGTCTAAAGTCAGTAATATGCTTAGATTGTTGTCTGGCATTTTCTTCTTCCGCTTGGGCTATTTTGCCCACTTCATTTTCTATAAAACTTAAAATTTGTATATACTTATTCGGTTGATCTCCCCAACATGTCCCTTTGAAAAATAAACCTTTTTCATAAAACCTATAAGCCTTAAACCAAAAGTTACAAAATTCAACATCAACACCTTTAAGCGCGCAATGACGGAAATCCATCCCCTCAATCGTCTCTAAAACAAACGGGGCATCTTGCGATTCATACTCCTTGCATAGATGCCCGCATTTATGATGCAAAGAGATTATTAGTTTTTTGTTTCTTGTGCCTTCAAATTGTTTATTTCCGATGCTTGAGTAACTAACTCAGAGATAACACCAGTTGTCAAAGATGAAATTATTTTTATTTTATCTGTCTCGCCTTCAAAATTTTTTATCTCGACAATACACTTATCCAAAAAATCTACAATGGCTTTGCCTGTCAGTTTTGCCATGCCGCCTTCAAATATCCCGGACATCCCGATCGTGTCCGCGCCAGATAAAGGAACGAAAATAAATACCGTCTTCGGCTCAGACGTATCTTCCTTTGAAACAAATTCAATCTTTTGATTTATATCAATGCCTTTTAACACAATCCCTCCTATGTAAAAATTAACGAAACTTCATCATTCCCACTATTCTGCACCGCTTCACCTTTTATAGTTTCAACCATAATCTCGTCTCGATCAGAATATTCGGGAAAATATGGATTAAATTTAGGGATACTGAACGTTGAAATATTTCCAGCCGCCGTACCAACTACCCAAGCCAATGCCCTTTGATTTGTGAAGGCGTCAGTGCGAAATGCGTATGACGTTTCAATAATCATTTCAGGGTCAATCGTTACCATCGGATCACGTCCAGTGATAATAAACCCGGCGATTGAGTTCGCGTCATTCAAGCTCGGACGTGGAGCGATAACATTATTCATTTCGATTGAGATTGTTTTTGTAACCAACGTATTTTTTGAATTATAAGAGAAATTCAAAGATTTGCAGATGACAGGAAGCGTTGTCTCTAAGGTCAATGAAGGTAAAGCCGCTAAAGCCGAAGCCGCATAACGACCTCGCATCGTAAACTCGAGCAAAGGTAATTGTCCGGCTTCAAACGTCCATTTAACGTCCCCCACGCACCCCGTAACAATATGCCTACGACCATCAATATAAAAATAGATGGTACATGATTCTTGTGATGTGGAAACGGGGAGATATGTAACGCTTGTCGATGAGAGGACAGTTTCCCCAAAACTACACGCACGTAAAAGCGCGCCTATGCGTGGGGACGTGCCCGCCGTTCCTGATCCTTTGAGCTCGACCTTAAACGTGACCTCAACAAGTTTTTGTCCATCAACTGAGGCGATACGACTTAAAGATGCCACTTGCGCCGGACGACGAACAGGATCGATGACTTCTTTTATTTGTGGATCGATTGCAAGAATTGAATTTGCGCTCCCCGTCGGTGTTGGATCGGTATCGTAAACTGTTTCCACTTTAACAAGTAGGACTTGATTCTTTTTTCTTAGAGCTGTCGGTGCCATAGGGACTCCTTTTAAGTATAAATATAAGTATCAATAACTTTTAACGTAATTGTTAAAAGGTAATAATCTTCCATCTCCTCTACTTCCCATGAAATATATTTTTGAATCCTGACGTTACTCACCCAATTTGTCGGATCGTCGATTTCATTAATGATTAAATCTTTTTTGCGGTGTAAATCATCCCTGTTCGCGATATCATTATGTTGACTCTTCGCAAAAGCTACAAGTATCTGCCATTTCTGGATATCGTAAAATCTGTTGGATAATGTTTCGCTGTTATCTTCATCGTTCTCGCCGGATACCGCCTTGACTATAAATGTGTTGTTATATTCATTCGTCGGAGCTTCCTCAAAATTAAAAGGCATTGTCGATTCAGCGTAACCTAAATCTCCGAGGGTACGGACAAGACGATTTTTAACAAGGTCAAAACTCATCGTCCACCTTTACGCATAATCGGTTCAAGAACTGTAAACTCTTCTGGAATTAACATGCACCGACAATTTTCCTTGCATACCGTTTGCCCTGTCCGCGGCAACCCATCCGCTTCCCACTCATCCCATTTTTTAACTTTACCATGCCGATCCATGCAGTCAGGACAAGTCTTGACCAACACCGCAGCCCAACGATAATTTTGTTCTGTTCCTAACTCCTGAAAAATCGCCGTGTCTCTAAACCTGTTCACTGTCCCATTTGATGTCGCGCGAACAGCGTTTCTAAATTCTCCAAAAATCCGTCCACCACCTTCTAAATCGGCTAACAAATCCGCTTTGATAGCTTCCTTTGTTGCCCCCTGGATTACCCTTGATTGGATATACTCCTCAAGAGTAATAGCCGTTCTCTGTGCCTTGGCTGTTAAAAAAATCTCGAGTGTATCGAGCTCCCTATTTGACAAATCACCGTCGGGCATTATTAACTCTCTCATTAATGATACGTTTCATATAATTGACGGCCTTCTTCTCCATAATTTGATTAACTCCAAAGAAATTAAAGAATCTCTTCGGAGGGATTTTCTTGCTTCTAATCCCTTCAATTTGTAAATATCTTCCGATGTCGGCACGGACAGCTTTTATTCTTATCAAAACTTCGTTCTTTGCTTTTCGTGTTTGTTGATACATTGTTTCTGAAAACAATCTTCGATCTTTGCCTATTAAAGGATTAGGATGTCCTTTGGCTTTTATTGTGCTCTCTGCGAGCGATGGATATTTATTTCCCTGTATATCCGTCCCATTCTGAATATGCCCGGCAATCTCAGGTATAATAATTTTCTCGGCGATATACTGAAGGTCTTTCGTAAAATCCATATCAGGAAACTTCACATCCCCGGAAACATTTATTCTAATCATACAACCGCCTCGTTGATATTCGGATTTTTAGTCTTCTGTATCTCAATATCACGTTTCATCTCTTCAATTTTTTTAACGAACTCTAATCCCTGCTCAATAGCCATCTCAGCGTATTTAGCCTCGACTATATTTTTAATAGCCTGAGCGACAACTAACATCGACCCTTGAGTGTCGTTCAAAACTTCTTCAACGTCGATTGATTCAAATATTTTGTCGATAGCCTTATCCAGGCTATCCTCTATTTTATCCATCTCATCAATGTGCTTATGCAAAATAGGATCAAACATTCACCTTACTCCATTTTTCGTGATACTGCCGCCCCCGCGCTTCAGAAGACTTAACATATTGATTGTGTCCCATGACGCGAATCGATGAATTTATTTTATGGTAATATTTCCCTGTTTCATAATTCATTCCGCACACCCACTGAGTCATCCCGGCCTCTTTCATCTGACGAAAGAAGTCATGGTCTTCCCACCCATATCCAGGGCCGTTATATTCACCTGTCTCATCCAACATGCAAACATCGAATATGCTCCGATGATAAATCCCATAATATAAACAAGCCGTTCGGCTAGGACGAGGATTAAAAAGAGTATGACATATTGATTCATGGTAACTCATGCCTACCCTATTTTTTTCTGCTGAAAACTTAGTTGGAAAAAACCCTAACGCCTTACATTCAGGATTAGCTTCCATATATTCCAATAATTTCCTTATACTATTTTTTACAGGCACAACATCACCGTCGAGAAGTAAAATATATTCGCCCTTACTTGCCCTTATCCCCTGGTTTTTCCCGATACTAATTCCAAGATTCTTTTCATTGCATATCGTCGCTAGATCCTCACAGCCATCTGTTGATCCATTATCGACAATAATAACTTCCGTCTCTTTGTCTATTGGCTCTTCCTTGATGACATGCAACGTGTCAATGAGCGTGTCGACATTGTTTAAAGTCAAAATGTTTATGCTTAGTTTCATGACCGCCCAAACCAAAAAGCATTTTTACTTTGTTGTTTCTCGTCTTCCGAAATTGCCCCACTCTCATCTTCGTCATAATCCAACTTCATCGCGGCAAATGATTTTTCATACTTATCCATGTACTCTTTTGCCATCGTATGCCACTTGTCATCCGTCTCGCTCATCAAATCCAAACATATCATATGGACTGTCAAATAAATCAAGGGGATCTCGATTTGTGAGCTTTCAATAATCAATGCCGCACGATTACCATGATTATATATAGACGTTTCGATCTTTTTAAAGGCCTGTTGAATCTTATTCGACAATGATTTGACTATCCTGTACGTCGAGGTTGTGTCTGGAGTTGTTGCCCAATCCGGATAGACGGAGACCGTACTTGTAGACTGGGTGAATCCAGTTATATCTCTTTTCTGCTTCTCCCCGATCCCGCTTAAAATTTCGATTATTCCACCCTTCCAAAAACTATCCTCTTCTTTCCTTCTGGCAGTGTCTAAAAGTGTCCCTGCCGCCGCACTCGTTGCCGTCCCTGTTGCCTGAAAATTAGTTTTGCGTAAAGCATCAAGCTCATTATAAATATCATCATCAATTATCGGGATTGAAAGGATGCTCCTGACAATATCAAAGAGCTGATCTTGATAATACGTCGTTCCACTGACCACATACGCCCATGACGCTTTATAATTAAGATCAAGCGTCGCGGTATGCGTAGTCGTTAAAGAATACGTCAATTCGCCCGTCGTTGAATTAATCGTCGCTGAGGCCGACGCCTGCAACGTCGAACCGTCCGGCTTTTTAAGAGTTATCGTCGCTGATGAAGGGATGACCGGACGGTTATCTTGATATACAGTTAAACGAATCGTGCCTGCTATGTCTTTCAGAAATTCTTGTTTCATGGGACACTCTCTTCTATTTTAGCTTCAAGAACATGCTGAAAATAATCAGGAGTCATACAGATAAGCCCATCTTTTATAAAAATATCTGCTCCGGTAATCGGCCTAAACGTCAGTTCCTTTGTTCTGACGCAAGCTGACAACGACAGAATTAAGACGGCTGACATTACCGCCAGACATAACTTCTTTGATCGCATCTTGTGCCTCTTTCTTTAAGGCTTCTTTGCGTGCTTTCTCATCAGTATCTTTTTCAAATTTGTTCTTTAAAAAAAGAAAGATGATCTGAATTATTGTCCCGATGACAGTCCACATTACTTTGGTGGTGTGTTCCCGATACCGGAACGCACTGCTCCTAGTCCTAAAGCCCCTAAAATTGCCCACACCCATTCAGCTACAACATGGGGATGTTCGACTGTTCCTGTTGCTAAATAAATACCAAATCCCCCGATGAGGATACTTATTAAATAAGTTTTTTTCCCATCCAGCCAGGCCCCGACTTTAGATAAAATATCCATATCCCCTCCTTTATATTTTTAATCCCGTTGGTGTCCCAATCTCCCCCACTGAGTTATACGGAGCAGGACTTGCTTCCGTATCCCGGATATAGGCTTTACGGTCCTCTTTCGTCATCGCCTGTACGGTCGCTTCACAATTCACGCCAGCTTCACGTTCGCATTTCTCGACTGCGCGATTGACAATATGAGACGGCTGCAAATAAGCAGATGCCCCCACCATCAAAGCTACCCCACCCCAAAAAATAGCCTCTCCGACAAACACAGCATAACCTAAAAACAAATCAACAAACCCCTTTTTGTTTCTCATCCCATCCCCCTTTTTATTGTTGGTTATAAAATCTTTTGGATAAAAGATATTTTTATTCACACTAACGGTGGCTTTATCTTCTCCGGCTTTTTTTCGTACAACTCTCTGCAATTTTGACATAAGATTTTTTCCTTCTCAACGCCATCATGGATAGTCCTGACGTCTGTCTTTTGCTTTTTCGT